CGCCGCCGCTGTTCGCAAGGAAGCCCCCCAGGAGTTCGAAAAGAAGGAAGAGCCAAGTGAGAGAGTGGCCGCTCGACGCTGAACGTGAGTTTTGGGCCGATGTGTGCGCCCCCGGCCGGCACGAGCACTCCCTCTGGTGGTTCGTCTCGATCGCGCTCGGTTGGAAGTTCCGCTGCGAAGAGCCCGGCCAGCTTCGCTGGTTCGTGCGGCGGGTCCATCAGCCGTGGCTCGATTGGGTGCAGGCGAAAGTTGAAGAGTGGTGGAAGCGCCGGGACAATCCTCGTCTCGATCCCGAGCGCAAGCAGGTCATCATCTGCGTCCCGCGCTACTTCGGCAAGAGCAACACGGTCACCAAGTCCCTTCCCCTCTGGATTCACCTCAAAGAGCCCAACCTCACGACCTACCTGGGCTCCGAGGTGCTCGCAAAGGCGAAGGCGTTCCTCGGCCCGATGCAGGAAATCATGGCCGGCGGCGACCCCTACGCATGGTTCGCGTGGCTGTACGGGAACTACTACAATCCCGATCGCACTTGGAACAAGGAAGAGTGCGTCACGGCCGCGCGCGTCAGCACCGGCATCACTGAGCCCACGATCGGCACCTTCGGTGTGGACACCGGGCTCACCTCGAAGCACCCTCTGCTCTGCATCTACGACGATCCGGTCTCCGCTGAGAAGCTGAAGGAAGGCGGCGCATGGCTCCGCACGGTCCTTCAGTCGATGGACTCGATCTATCCCGCCCTCCGCGCCGACTCCCTGTTCATCCTGATCGGCACCCGCTACGAGGACGCCGACCCGATCGGCACCTCAATCCTCACCGAAGGCGTGAAAGAATGGATGGGTCACCCCCCGCTCGACAAGATCAAGCCGGGAAAGTGGGAGGTCTTCTTCCTCCAGGCTCGCGACCGGGCCGACGTTCGCCACTACCCCAAGGGCGAGCCTGTCCTCCCCGAAGCTGGCGCGACGGACGCTGCCCTGAACGACTACGAACGGCGGAACGCCCAGGACTACAGTTCGCAGATGATGAACGACCCCTCACACGGTGAGCACATGGAGTTGACGAAGGAACAGATCGACTCCCTCATCATCCCGCGCCCGAAAGAGAACGAGCCGCAGTACCCCATCAACTACGCCACGATCCAGATCGACACCGCATTCAAGGACGAAGAGCGCCGGCAGAAGGGCGACTACTCCGCGATCGTCGTCTGGTTGCACGATCTCCGGCCCATCGGCCGTGTCTACCTCGATTTCATCTGGCAGGACAATCGCGCCCGCTCGGAGCAGTTCGACAACAAGCTGATCGAAGTGTTCGCGATGCTCCGTAGGCGTAACATCCGCGTGCGCGCCATCACCGATGAGGTGGAACAGGGCGGCAAGCGTGGTGTGTACAAGCAGCACCTAGAGCAGGTCATCACGGGCGCAGGCTTCCGCCTCCCCGAAATCTACCAGTTCAATCGCTCCGGCACCAAGAAGGACATCCGCATCCGCGAGGCTGCGGGCTACTGGATCGACGACTACGTTCGTATCTTCGACGACTGTCCGTTCATCGAGGAGTTGAAGTGGCAGATGACCCGCATTGGTCGCTCTCAGTTCGATGACATCGCGGACGCCGCAGCCGACGTGTTCCGGCCTGAAATCTGGAATGGTCGCTCATCCTACGATCGAGATGAGCAGCCCCCGCCGGTAGTCCAGCCAGGCGACCAAGTGTTGAAGGATCAAATCAGCCGGCAACTCTTCCCCGAGCGGCACGGCGTGACATTCGAAGACCTCTTCCCCGAACCCACCGGAGAAAGGGCCACGTATGGATTCGGTGAATCCGAACGAAGCCACGGCCCCTGGTAGCAAAGGAACTCATGTTGTCTGCTTCGATCTCGAAACTCGTCGGCTCGCTGATGAAGTGGGCGGGTGGGACCAGCTTAAACGTGGTGCTGGTGGCGTGTCATGTCTTGTTATTTGGGATAACGTTTCCGATCACTGCAACATCTACACTGCGGAAACGCTCGAAGCAGCGGCGAAACACCTCGAATCGGCCGATGTCGTTCTCTCCTTCAATGGGATCGAGTTCGACGTGCCGGTGCTTGAAGGGGTCCTCGGCCGGCGGCTCACGATCCCCGTACACCTCGATTTGCTGCGACTGATCTGGAACGCGATCTCGGGCCGAAAGAAGGGGAACACACTCGATGAGACATCCAAGCGTACGCTCGGACGCGGAAAGACCGATAAGGGAACTTCCGCTCCTCGATTGGCTGACCTCGGAAAGTGGAGTGAACTGTTCGCCTACTGCGCCGGAGATGTACTTCTCACCAGAGACCTTTTCCGGTTTGTTCAAGAACACGGGGGGGTCATCGGAGCGGACGACCGTCTCCTCTACCTTCATCCGCCTCTGCACTTCACTGATTGGCAGTTCTAAGGAGTCTCCGTGTACGAACCCGTGAAGCCCGAACCGACCGCGCTCTCATACCGCGACCAGTTGATTGGGATGGTCCGTGACCGGCGCGAAGCGTCTGAGCGTTACGGCAAGGGCTTCCGCATGAAGCTGCCCCGCCTCTACGATCTATGGCGTGGCGTCTTCACCGGCAACTTCATGCCGACGAAGAACAACGTCCACATCCCGATGATCTACTCGACCATATGGTCGGATGCGGCGCGCAAGATGGCGACATCGTTCTCCTCATTCCCCGCCCTCTCATTCAGGGGATGGAATCAGGACGACTCTTCGGTCGCCCGCAAGCACGAATCGATCATCGACGCGCAGCTTCGTGACGCCCGCTGCATCGAGAAGGAACTGGTGACGTTCGTCAGCGCCGACCTCTACGGCTCCTCGGTCTCGCAGTTGATGTGGGATCACAAGGAAGAGGTCCGCTCCCGCATGGATTGGCGCAACCTGCCCATCTCGGGCGAGCGCGTGCGTCAGATCATGAAGGAGCGTGTCACCACCTTCGACGGGCCGAACTACCGCAACGTGGACCTGCTCGACTTCTTCCCGTGCCCCAACTGGCGCAGCGTATTCGACATGCCTTGGGTCATCGTCCGCTACTACCTCGACATGGATGAAGTGGAGTTCCTGGCCTCTGACGAGGGCGGGAAGGTGTTCGACAAGGAAGAGGTCTCTCGCCTCAAGCGCGAGGGCGCTATGCCTCGCGGCCGGGCCGACGAGATGCTGATGCGCCGGTTCGAACACCGCACCGGATTCTCCGATTCGTCCCGGTTCATGGACAAGTGGACCCGGCCGGTGGAGATCATCGAGATGTGGGGTCGTATCCCGCGCTCGATCGCTGGTCCGATTGGCAGCACCAACGTCGTGATCTCGGTCGCCAACGACAACTTCCTGCTTCGCGGCTCCGAGAACCCGTTCCATCACCAGCAGAAACCGTTCCTCGTGCACCAGCCGACGCCCGACCCGCACTACTTCTACGCGCCCGGCAAGGCTGAAGTCGCCGAGAAACTACAGATCACGATCAACCGCATCGTCAACCAGCTTCTCGATGCTGGCGATCTCGTCATCCACCCCATGTTCATGTACAACCGGAACAAGGGGATCAACACCCGCAATCTCATCGCCGGCCCTGGCCGCACCTTCGGCGTCGATGGGGACCCGCGCGAGGCTCTGACGCCTGTGCCGTTCGACATGCGCGGTATGAGCATCGGCTCGGGCCAGATTCAGATGCTCTGGCAGTTCCTCCAGATGGGCACCGGGATTCAGGAAGACACCATCATGGGGCTCGCAGGTGCCGGCGGCAGCGATCGCCAGACCGCGCGCGAGTTCATGGGACGCCGCGAGGCCAGCGGTACCCGGCTCATGCTGGAGTCGGTGCTCTACGAGGCGAACTATCTGGAGCCGATGGGCAATATGTTCATGTCCATGAACCAGCAGCTTCTTGAGACACCGCGCGAGGTGCTAATCCTCGGCGACGCTGCTCAGCAGGACCCGGTTACGGGCGAGGACATTCCGGTCTCTCGCGAGACGGTGCAAGGATGGGACCTGATGCGGTCCTATTCGGCCCGGGCGCTTGGCAGCACGATGTCGATCTCGAAGCAGGCCCGGCAGTCCACGGACCTCACCGTGTTCCAGATTCTCGCGAGCGCGCAGCCGATGGTGGCCGGCGCGGT